CGAACCCGTGAATCAATCTAACCATCACTCCACCCCCTTCTTATCCAGCACCACCATGCGGCAGTGAGTCATGCCCATGAGCTGGAGCGCCTGCCCCGGCGTGGCGCCTTGCACGTTGGCGGTTTCAAATCGCCCAGTGCGGCGGTTGGTGCCGCTGATGCGGTAGGTTTTCATTGTGATTTCTCCAGTTCAGCAAGAAGCAAGTCAGCAACCTCAGTTGCCAACTTGGCTATATTGCATGGTCTAACCTCTTTGTCGGCGGCAAAGCCAGTGGCAATGTGCATCGCCATCATCTCGCGCTTGGTGAGGCCGAATTCTGCCTCGTGAGTTGGCAAACCGTCAGTTCCGAGCGCCTGGTTTGGCATTGCTGACTTATCTGCATTCTTCATCACTTCATCTCCTGCTGGTTCAGCTAATGCGCTTCACCTTCTGAAATAAGTGTACTAACTGAATCGGTTACTATCAAGGTATTTTTTGTGGGTTATGTCACGAAATTAAAAGCCCGCACATGGCGGGCTATGGATTACTAGAACGGTATGTCATCGCTTTGCGGCACTTCGTCATACTGGTGATAGCTTGCAGTTTGCTGATGGCCTTTTTTGCGCTCATCCTTTGTCTTCAGGAGCGGAATCATCTTATCCACGGATGTGGCTGGTGAGTTTGACAGCGCCTCTTTGAGTGTTTTCCTGGTAACTGATGAGAACGGCATGACAGGCTCGAACTTGTAAGACTCGGTTCCGGCGCTATCGTTTTTGTTGTAAATGACCTTCTGCACAACCAGTCCGATTTGCTTATCTTGGAACTCAGGGCAGATCCAGTTTTCACCATCCTGCTTTGATGTCAGGCTTGGTATTTTGAGAAGGCCCATGATGGCGTTGATCATGTTGTATCCGCTATCGTTTACATCGCCGTTTTTCTTTTGGTAGCACACATACATGAATTGAAGCTTGCCTTCTGGGCAGTCAAGTCCAAACTCAATGCCTGCTGACTTGCTTCCGTTGCTTCCGCTAACATACTTTGCTGATAACTTCCCAGAGTATGCGCCAGACTCAGTAATCCCGAATGATTCACGGGCCTGCATTGCAGATTCTTGGTTGTACTGAAACATTACGTTGCTCATTACTTTCTCCGTAAGCCGCCATGACGGCGGCGATTGTTAGTTGAAATATCCGTAGTCGATAACAGCTTGGTTAACAATGCCCAAGTCGTTTTCTATCTGGTCAGAATCAAACATCTCTTCTGGGGTCTTTACGCAGTCAAATCCGTTAGTCTTGGTGGAGAAGAAGTGGCGGCCATCCTTAACCTGACAACGAAGAACTATGCTGAACAACCCCTCAAGCACCACCTTCTCGCGTATCATCTTGCCTGTAGTCTTGGCGCTGATATGGCCGTCATCCTGCGTCTCTGTGTGCGTCATGAAGTAGACGATCAAGTTTGAGTCGTGGTTTGTGATGTGGGTTATCAGATCCACGTAATCCTTTGCCATCTCCACAAACTTCTTGAAACCAACCTCATCACTGCGGCGCAGTTCGTCATTGAGCATGATGTACTGAGCATCGTCTATGACAATGTATTTCTTGCCCATCGACTCAGCGCCGTCGATCCACTTCTTGATTATTTGGTACTTGTCGCACCGGAAAACAGAACCTGATTTTGCATCCTTATCCCATGGCTTCCACTCTGATGATCTGAATGGAAGCGGCTTCTTTATTGGCTGAATTATCAGCGTCTCTTCTGGCTTTAGGGATTTAGCTGATCGCGTCTTTCCGCTTCCGCTATCACCCAAAATCATTATTGGTATTGCCATCACTCACCACCAATTTAGATTAGAATGGCTCACTATCAAGCCACTCGCTAAGTTCAACGCCAGCCAAGTCGGCGCACTCCTGATAAAACGCCGTGATGGCGTCAATCCCCTGTTCTTGCTCCGCGCCTTGCTGCTTCTTCGTAATATCGTTGTTCCGCTGAAACTCCATCGGTAATCTCCCCGTTATTTGTGCGCGGGATGTCGCGCTTTGTCACTTGCTGCCACTCTATAGAAACCGAGCCACCCAGAGTCGATTCAAGTTCCTCGCGCAATCCATCAGGCGGAAGCTCTGATTCTCCCTGCATCTTAACTCTGATCACGTTTGACGAAGTGGAAGCTCTACGCTCAATCTGCTCCAGCGCCCTGGCTAGAGCTGCTTGCCTGTTCTTGTCCATGACAACTCCCTGCCGAACTCAGCCTCTCCCGCCAAATGCTCATCCCACAACGTATCCACTACCACATCCAGCAGGAATGCCTTGGCGATAATCTCGATAGCCTCGTGAGTGGCTAAGGCCCCCAGTCGAAATGCAGCGTCTATCTGGTTGCCTTCCAGCTTTGTAAGCTCAAGCGCATCGGACACTGTCAGCAGTCGGCCATGCGAATCATCGACACCTTCGGCCACGAACTTATCCCAGTTTGACGCCAGCCAGTCTTGCTGGAACTGCATCTTTCGGTTGCTCATGCCAACCCCCCAACAAGAATCATCGTCGCAATCAGCGACCAGAACTTAATCTCCTGGCCGTGCACCATCCACCACGGAGCCTGTGTCGGCTTAGGTGCGTTAACGTAATCAATCATCACTCTCTCCTGCTATCCGGCCCTGCCGTTGATGGATGAATCTTAGCATGGTGGCAGATGAGGTCAAGATAAACTTAACTAATTTTGTTCTTGCAATGCGCACAGCATTGGTTAATATAGCCATCATCAACAGCGCAATACGGAGTTAAGCAATGAACATCGGTCGGTCTATTAACGTGGCATTGGCAAAGAAGGATATGAAGAAGTCTGACTTGGTTAAGTCGTTTGGCTGGTCTGCGGCATACGTAAGCAGGATCTGCCGATCTCCAGAGATGGGTATGGGGTCAATACAGAAGCTTGCAGAGTTCTTTGGCATGCAGGTATCAGAGTTCATTGGACTTGGCGAGGATAAGTAGATGCCATGCACTACTTCCAGTTCAACATAGGTGATTACGCCAGAGACACGGCGCACCTGACAGAGATGGAGGACTTGGCTTATCGCCGAATGCTCGACCTCTACTACAGGGCGGAAGGGCCACTCCCTTCAAGTATTGATGAGATAGCAAGATTGATACGTATGCGATCGCATACCGCAAGCATTGCGATTGTATTGCAAGACTTCTTCGCTGAGTGTGCGGATGGTTACAGAAATCAAAGGGCTGACCAAGAGTTGCGTAGCATCTATGAAAAGTCAGCCAAGGCAAAAGCATCAGCAAATGCGAGGTGGAACAAAAACAAGGACTTACAGAAACCGGACGCAATGCGAACGCATAGCGAAGGCAATGCGGATGACATGCTACCCATAACCCATAACCCATTACCCATAACACAAGACACAGAAGTAAAAGATAAGGTCTCGCAGAAGCTCGATTTTTCTTGTTGGCCAGGAATTCCAAGCCAAGGTCTTATGACTGAGTGGAAGGCCCTTAGGAAGCGAATGAAAGCAACTGTCACCCAGACTGTGGTAAACAGGACCGGCAAGGAGCTGCACAAGGCGGTCGCAATGGGATTCACTGTGGACCAGTGTTTTGAGCTGTGGATTTACAAGGGGTGGCGTGGGTTTGAGGCTGAATGGTTGAACGGCGCAAATCCTGGGCAAAATTCTTCGCAAGCGGCACCAAGGCCCAGAGAGTTTTCACAATAACAAGGATTCAACATGATCAAGACACCGGAAAACCTTGCCAGCTTTACATTTGAACAGCGCCTTTTGGGCCGTGCGATGCGTGAAGATGGATTCCATCACCTTAACGACCGCGCTGTTACTGCTGAAATGTTCGATAGTGCAGTACATCGGGATGTTTATCTTGCACTGGAAGGAATGGCTAAAGACAGGATCGGGGTAGACCCATTCACAATGCACGAATGGTTAGACTCTCGAGGGATGACGAGTGACGGCCTTAACCTCCCATACCTGTTAGAACTGTATCAGGTCCAGGGTGCTGAATATGACTCAGAGATAGTGCGCAAGAAGTGGGAGCAGCGCATGGCGTGGCTAATGCTTGCCAATGCAATGGAAGGCGCGGCCAAGGGTGATCTGGACGTATCGTCCCTGATTGCCAAGCTTGTTGGCATGGAAAGGCCTGATGACCGCAACGAGCACGATAGCCAGCAGATCGCAAAGGCCGCCATTGACGAGGTGGAGCGAATCGTTACCGGCGTGGCGACTGGCGTGAAATACGGGATCACCGCGCTGGATGAGGCCACAGGAGGCGCACACAACACCGATCTGGTGGTGGTAGCTGCTCGCGCTGCAATGGGTAAAACAGCCTTCCTGGTTAACGTGATGAGCAATGCCGTGCTCGCTGGGTCTTCCGTTGGCTTCGTCAGCGCAGAGATGCCGGCAGGGCAAATCGGGATACGCATAGGCGCCCTAGTTGGTCGAATGAACGCATCAGAAGCGCGGCGCAGGGGGTGGGATGATTCAGACTTTGCGAAGTTCAACAGCGGGATAAGCAGAACCCTGATGGGAGATGACCTGCTAATCGTCAATGACTCCGCGCATATATCAATCGGTGAGGTTGAGCGGTGCGCCCGCCGATGGAAACGACAGCGCGGGATCAAGGCTCTGTACCTTGATTATATCCAGCGCATACGAGGGAGCGACCCTAAGCAGCCGCGCCACGAACAGGTCACGGAAGTGGTGCAGCGCCTCAAGACGCTGGCGCGTGACTTAGAGATCCCTGTTATCGCATTGGCGCAGATGAACCGTGACAACGACAAGATGACAGACAAGCGCCCGCAACTTGGCGGCATTGCAAACTCATCCGAAATCGAGAAGGAAGCCGACCAAATCATGACCCTGTATCGTGATGAGGTTTACAACCCAGAGACGACAGATCGCGGGGTGGCAGAAATAGACTTCAAGAAGAACCGCCATGGTGGAACTGGGGTGATCCGCTTGGCTTGGACTGGCGCAATGATGCGATTTGCAGACATAGGGCCAAACGAGGAGGATTATTATGCTTAAGCCGGTTCCTGATGAGGATTTACTGAATGGAAAGTATGGCGATATCGGAGGCCTTGTGATGATTAAGCGTGACATGGCAAGGGCAAGGCTGGCTGGAAGCCCAGGCGCAAGGATGGACGGTTCCTACAGAACTGACGCCGAACAGATTGAGTGGCAGATGGCAAATGCTGAAATTTACGAAGGCATTGACTACGTGCCGCATGTGATGGCGATCAACAGGGGGTGATATGGAGCACGAACAAGCAACAGCAATGGCCAGAGGCATGATCGCAAAGATGGTTGACCCAACAGGCCGCCACAAGGAGATCGAGATTGCAACAGGTCTTGATAGTGTGGCAGTGAGAGCAATCACCTATCGGATGCGGGCTGCTGGATTGATACCAACTCCACGCAAGAGGGGTTGCACAAAGACCGATATAGCTCGCCAGATGCTCATAGACGGCATTGGAGAGCCAATCCAATACGATGACATAGCTAGGCGCACAGGAATGCTTGTATCGTCACTCAGGAGCCTTGTTGCGACGATGCGCAAGAAGGGTTTGCTTCCGGCTTATGAGCCAGAGTCTTATGAGTATGTCGGAACAAGCGAAACGCTAGGGGTGGTGAGGTTCAGGTCACTCAGTCATGCGCACGAGGAAGGATTTCCATCCAGCATGGTGAGCAAGGCAGTAAACGGGACAATCAGCAGTTACGCAGGGTACAAGTGGGAGAAGGTGGCAAAATGACAGATCGTGAAATGTTAGAGATGGCAGCAAAGGCGGCTGGGTACGCTGTTGAGTGGCATGAGGTTGTTGTCAGTAGGCGTGGGAGATTTGGCCTAATTGAGCACACCAAGAAGGAAGGTTTCAGGCTCAACTTTCAGAGATGGGACCCGCTAACCGACGACGGCGATGCGCTGCGGTTGGCTGTTAGGCTGCACATGCAGGTCAGTGTGACAAAAGAATCATGCCGGGCGGAAACTCTTCCTTGCCTTGGGGTAAGAGTTAACGACAGTGATGAAAATTTAGCAACCCGCCGCGCCGTTGTTATGGCAGCCGCAGCAGTTGGCAAGGAGATGGAATGAAAAAGCATATCGAAATGCGCTTGGCGGATGGCGCAACGCTTGACGACATCAAGGCTGATGTCATGCAGACGGCAATCAATACTGCTTTGGTTGCTTGTTACGGAAACCAGACCAAGGCCAGCGAGTTCCTGAAAATCAACAGGTGGACAATGCGCAAGTGGCTGAGTGACGCAAGCAAACGCACATACAAGCCATTTGAACGAGTTAGCCATTGCGTTGGTATGCAGACGGCAAAGGAATTGCTCACAGATTCTTACATTGAGGCGGTAAGCCAAGTCATGTCAAACAACAACAACGTTACCCTGGCGGCTGAAATCCTGAAGTGCCAGCGCAGCACCGTTAGAAAATACATGGTGAAGCCATGAGCAAGCACGCAAGAAAACCAGGGTATGTCGAGTTTTGCGGAACCTGGGTAAGCCCGAGAGGAAAACAGATATACGAAGCGCTGGAATCCGGCAAGGGCTTGCAGGCTTGCGCCGATGAGTTCGGGATCTCTCTCGGGACAATCAGCGGTTACGCAAAGCGGGCGCGTCGATTTGGAATAGTCCTTCGCCAGAACAAGCGGCGAGTCATGGTGGCCGTAAGCAACATGGAAGGGTCTCGCGGTGAGCGGTACGAGTTCTGCGGAAAGCGCGAGGTGGTGAATGCTGGGTTCAGCTACGAGACAGCATACGCAGCCTGCAAGGGTGAAAGGGAAAGCGCCGGATACCTGTGGCACTTCAAGAAGGTGGAGCAATGACAACGATAACCATCATCGACGGTCGCGACACTCAGGAGCTTATCGCCAGTGTAACGGCGATGCTGGCAGATGGGCCGGTGCAGGTTAAGTTGTCACCAGCAAGTAAGCGGTCATTGCAGGCCAACAAGCTGATGTGGGTGAAGCTTAATGAGTTGGAGCGAACCAGGAAGTGGCACGGGCGAAAGCTGGCGGCGAGCAACTGGAAGCACCTAATCACGGCTGGCATGGAGCAGAAGGTGGTTGTGCCGAATATCGCAGGGGATGGGTTCGTGGTGCTGGGCAAGGCGACCAGCAACATGACTGTGAAGCAGATGAACCTTGTGATTGAGATGGCGGATTACCTACTGGCTGAATTGGCGTAAAAAATATCCAAAAATAACTTGCAGCCCCGACATGGTGTCGGTATAGTTAGATTCAAGAGGTGAGGCAAGGGTGCCAAGCCAAAATGAAAGGAATGTGAAAATGGAACTCCGCTACCAAATAAAAGATCGTGAAGATATGCGTGTTATTCGTGAAGTGCGCGCAGAGGATTACGGGCAGGCCGTAGGCATTGCAAGATCGCTCGGATTTGATTTCAAATATTATTATGTATGCATTGTTGAGAATCGTTAATGACATCATCACAACTCAAACAGGCCCGGCAACAGTTGGGACTAACTCAAGCGGCAATGGCAAAGGTGATGGGGATTGGAACGCGCAAGTGGGAGCGCTGGGAGGGTGGTCACAGCCCAATCAGTCCAGAGGGGGCAAGGCTTGTTGAGCTGCTTGTCCAACTTAATTCTGGGGAGTAAGCGAATTCCTGCGCAAAGAGGAGTTGGGGCTATGAAGGTGATAATTGGCGCTGCATTTATTTTTGTTTTTGGTTCGGTGTCATTCCTGGTGGCACTGAATGTATGGGGCGGGGCATGAAGCAGATCACCGAGAGAGACAGGATTGCCGCCAGGCTGCTTGCTAAGAGGCTGGTTACAGAGCTGGGCAAGATGGAATGGCATAGGCGCGGCAATGAGACCGAATGCGCACGGCGCGTTTCTGATGCTGTTAATCGAGAGGCGAGAAATAACGGCCTGAGCCCCCTGCTCATAAAATCATTTATGCTTAGATTGCAGGATGGCAGGGTTTGAGATAGGATTCATATCAGTTGCCTTTGGTCTACCGTGAGCAAGACGGACATAGACCAAAGGTTGCAAAACCCTAGCCCTACATTTCACAGCTTGCTCCTGTGAATTGTGGGGCTTTTTATTTAGGTGGATTTATGAACATCACGACACTTGAGCAGGCTGGCCGCCACTTGATGGACGTTGGCGCGGTAGACCCTAAAACCATGATGGTTGAAGGGCGCAGGCTTCTGGAGGTTTGCGGGTTCTCAACGTCAAACGCAAGAGCAGAGATCGCAAGGCAAATAGAACGCCATGAGTTCGCGGAAGGTGTGGACTATAGCTGTAGCATGATTGCTACGCCTTCGGGGCAGAAGTCAAAAATCTACAACTTCACAATGAACGCCGCTAACCACGTCCTTCTTGCCGCCATGACAGAGAATGGAAAGGCCGCCCGCCAGGATGCAATCGACATGAAGGTGGAGCAGCAATACCAGATCCCGCAAACCTACGCTGCCGCACTGCTTGAGGCTGGCCGCCTTGCAATGGAGCTTGAGCAATCACAGGAGCAACTGGCTATCGCAGCGCCAAAGGCCGATGTGTTTGATCGGGTGATAGAGCGAGAGGCCCTGCTAAATGCCACGCAAGTCGCCCAGCAGATTGGCATGTCAGCCATCAAGATGAATCGCAAGCTGGACGAACTAGGCGGGGTGTATAACAAGTGCGTGAAGCGCGGGCGCGCATTCTGCCATGACTGGGTGCTTTCTGGTTATGGCGAGATGAAGATAACCGAGATGGGATACCCGCAGCCTCTGTTCACGACAAAGGGATCGCTGCGAGTTGCTGAGATATTTACCAGTGAGGGGGTTGTGTGATGGGTGGATGGATTAGCGTTAATGAGCGAATGCCAGATGAAGATCAGTATGTGGTGTTTGCTAGTTTTTACAGTTGGGGGCAGCAGCTAATGGAGCTTGATGGAGTGGTGGCTGGTCAGTTCTGGAACGGGTCGTTCCACCTCAATTCAGAGGGACTTGAGGCGAGTAATTATGATGGTGGTGCATGCATAACACTTAATATGAACCCAACACACTGGATGCGACTGCCGGAGCCACCTAAAGATGTCGAATAGCACCCGCAAATGCAAACAATGCGCAGAGTACAAGCCAGCGGAATCTGGGGTTAAAGTTCCTGCTGGTTGGTTCTGCTGCCATGCTCATGCGATAGAGTTTGCGCGGGAGAGGGCCGCAAAGGTGGCAGCTAGGCAGGCGGCAAAGAGAAATGCCGACAATAGCAAGGTGGAGAAGGCTGCTAGATCCGAACTGCGTCAGCGGAAAATGGAGGTTAAGCCGATCGGGTATTGGATGAGGCGAGCTCAGGTGGAGTTTAACCGATTTATCAGGGCAAGAGATGCCGGGTTGCCTTGCATAAGCTGCGGACACCCTGATGACGGATCGAGACAGCGGCACGCATCACACTATCGCAGCATTGGCGGGAATCCATCAGAGCGGTTTAACGAGCTTAATGTATGGGCATCTTGCAGCATCTGTAACTCGCACTTAAGCGGAAATCTAACGGCATTCAGAGTGGCATTGGTGAGCAAGGTTGGGATTGAGGTTGTCGAGGCCCTCGAAGGCCATCACGAACCAAAGCGATACCGCCGCGAGGACTATCAAGCAATCGAGGCTGAGTACAAAGCAAAACTGAAAAAATTACAGGGTAGTTGTGATGATCAGAATTGATGAGATTTAGGTGATTTGCGACGCCATGATCTAGGAGGGTTCGCTGCTGGCCAGGCGAATCTGGGGACGCATTAACTTTACATGCAATTGTTTTTTTGTGATAATTGCCTCACCAAAACAGAAGGGGCAAAGAATGAGCCAAAACACCCAAGCAGAGAAAGTTAAGCGCCGCCCGGGCCGCCCTGCTGGAACCGGAAATTTCTCAAAGGAGAGAATGGAGGAGGATGCTAAGCGCGTTGAGCCGGTAATGGCTCGGGTTCGCGCGGCGATAGATTGCGGCATTCGAGTGTCTGCGATCTGCGATGTGGCAGGGGTCAGCCAGGTAAAGCTGTCTCGGGTCCACCGCAGGATCGGGCGCTATTATGGCAACTGGAAAGAGCACCTGACCTTCAATGATGATGAGCTTGCCGCCATAAGCAAGGCAATCGACGACATCAAGGCCGCCCTGTAGGGCCGCCCCACTGCGCTTTGCAGCACAACCAACACGGAGAGATAACCATGAAAGCATTCAACGAATTTGCAGCAGAAGCCGCGCAGATGGAAAATCAGGGCCAAGTCAAAGAGGCGGCCACAGCATGGCGCAGAGCTGGTGCGTACTGCGAAAAAGAGCAGAATCGAGAGTGGTGTAATGCCCGAGACGGGTTCTGTGAGTCGCGGTTTGCGAGGGAGGCTGTGCAGTGATCACGACCTACACATCCCGAGACGCCGAGGCATGTGCCTACCTGTCTGCACTGGTCACTGTTGAGTTGTGCGCAGAGGTGCATCGCAAAGGGAAAGTGAACACGGCGATCCGCCGTTGCGTCAACCGGCTTCTGCCTGGGCTGGTTGAGCACAAGCGGGTTTATCTGATTTTCAAAGGCCTGGCCAAGCAGCCATTCCCGGCGGGGTGCCTGCATCATCTGCGGCGCATTCTGGAGGAGATGGCGGGCGGGCAAGTGGTTCTGGAGGAGTGAGAGATGATTGATTTGGATAAGCTTGAGAGCAGGTGCAAGAAGGTTTCGCGCGATGGGGATGGCAAGCACCCAGTAATCGCCAGCACGGAAAGCATAATGGAACTTATCAGCAGGCTTAGGTATGCCGAGTCAGAGACATGTGCGCTTCTTTCAATGTTGCGCCACGCAGAAAAAGACGCGGCGCGGTATCGGTGGTTAGATGAGCAAAACAAGAGCGTGATGAGCAAGGTTATGGTGTGCAATGGCTGGATTGATGATGGAGATGATGTTGAGTACGTCAGCGACCTCGCTTCGTTCATCGACGAGGCCATGCAGTGCAAGTAAAGCTAGAATTCCTCACCGACTGCGACGCCCAGCACGGCGCTTACTACCTGCAAGATCGCGGCTACAGCGTCAAGTTGATGGGCAAGGCCCTGGTGGTGGATAAGCCGGATCCGGCAGATCTGGCACTGGTGATGACGACCTATCGGGCGTTTACTGTGGATTTGGCGGAGGGTGACGCATGCGCATGATCCTGGCGGTTATCGTGGTTCTGGTGATTGGCGTAGGCCCGCACTGGCAGAAGTACAAGGCCGAGAAGATCGCAGCCTACCAGGCCCAGCACGGCGGCGATGTCTGCGAGGTTAACAACGTGCTGATTGGGGTGGAGTGCCGCCCCTTTACCAGGGCGGAGCTGGAAGCCAAGGAGCAGGCCGAAGCCCTGCAACGCTGGAATGATCGCGTGGCGGATGCCGAGGCCAGAAAGCGGGTAGCGCAGCAGATGGATGATTTGCTACACTACGAGTGATGAGATAGCCGAGCCCACTAACTCGAACCACCCATATTTGGAATATCCTGTGCAACGCCAACCTTTGCCCCTCGCTCGAGGGGCTTTTTTATTGCGGCGCGAAAAGTGGTAGACTTACAGATAACAATCCGATAATAGCGGCGATGATGATGAAGAAATGTAGCCCACAAGAAGAGGTTGCCTGTCAGGCGCTAGTGTCCGGAAACACTCAGGCCGATGCGTACCGAGAGGCATATCCAAGGTCGCGAGCATGGAAGCCGGCATCGGTTGCCGCTAAGTCTTCCGAGCTTTTCGCAAGGGAGCATGTATCGGCACGGGTTGCTGAGCTGCAAGACAAGTCTGCCAAGCGAAATCAAATCACCGTAGACACCCTCCTCGCCGAACTGGAAGAGAACCGCCAGGCCGCCCTCTGCGCCGAGACACCCCAGGCCGCCGCAGCCACTGCCGCCACGATGGGCAAGGCCAAGCTGCTGGGACTGGACAAGCAGATCATCGATCTCAAATCCTCCGACGGCAGCATGACCCCCAAGGGCTCCATCAACATCGGCGAGCTGTCCGACTCCGCAATGGCCGAAATCCTCAAGGCGCGCGATGCTGCTGACTCCTGATGTGCTCGACCAGATAGAGCGGGAATATTGCTCCCGCTCCCTGGCTAACTTCGTGCGCCGGGCATGGCAGATACTGGATCCTGGCATGCCCCTGGTGTGGGGACCGCACATGGATGCTGTGTGCTTGCACCTTGAGGCCGTCACCAATGGGCAGATCAACCGATTGCTTATCAACATCCCGCCCGGCACGTCCAAGTCCTCCCTGGTATCCGTATACTGGCCCGCATGGGAGTGGGGTCCGAAGGGCATCCCCACCAACAGGGTGATCGGTGCGTCCCACGAGCAGAGCCTATCTGTTCGTGACTCAACCAAGATGCGGCGCCTGGTGACTGACCCGTGGTATCAGAAGCTCTGGCCAACCAACCTGATGAAGGACAACAACCAGAAGCTGAGCTTTGAGAACGACAAGACCGGCTTCCGGCAGGCTTGCGCCGTTCGCTCGATGACTGGCCGCCGTGGCGACCGGGTTATCTGGGATGACCCGCACAGCGCAGAGGATGCTCATAGTCCGGCTGCCCTGATAGAGGCTGAGCGGATATTCAAGGAGACATTGCCTACGCGACTGGTCAGCCCTGAGCACTCCGCCATCGTGATTGTCATGCAGCGCCTGAACGAGAATGACGTGTCAGGCATCATCCTGTCCGACGACTACGGTTATGAGCACCTGTGCCTGCCCATGGAGTACGAGCGCGACAGGCATTGCAAGACTTCGATTGGCTGGGAGGACTGGCGCAAGGAAGAGGGGGAACTGCTATTCCCAGACAGGTTCCCGGCACACGTTGTTGAGCGTGACAAGAAACTCATGGGAAGTCACGCCGTTGCGGGCCAGTTCCAGCAGCGCCCGAGCGCCAAGGGCGGCTCTGTATTCCTTGACCACGGCCAGCGCTTCTACCTGCCCAAAGATCTGCCTGAGAAGTTCGATCAGGTGATCTGCTCCTGGGACTGCACATTCAAAGACACAGACGGCTCTGACTACGTAGTGGGCCAGGTGTGGGGGCGCAAGGATGCCAACTGCTATCTGCTTGACCAGGTGCGCGACCGCATGAGCTTCACCAACACCAAGAAGGCCGTGGTTGCGCTCAAGGCTTCGCGTGACGACATCCGCGCCGTCCTGATAGAGGATAAAGCAAACGGCCCGGCAATCATCGACTCTCTCAAGATGGAAGTTCCAGGACTTCTGCCGGTTGAGCCTGACGGCTCCAAGCTGGCGAGGGCGCACGCGATCACCTACCTGTGGGAGGCGGGCAACATCTACCTGCCGCACAAAGACATCGCGCCATGGGTAACCAGACTGACGGATGAGATGTCATCATTCCCGTTCGGGGCGAATGACGACCAAGTGGACTCAATGACCCAAGCTGTCCGCCACCTGTACCCGGTGCGCGGCAAGATCAAGATCTCGGCAGAAGCCAAGGCCCGCGCGATGCGTTATCCTATGGGCAGGCGCTAGCCAGCATTAACTGGGCGCCAGCCCCAACAGACACGAGGAGCGCCCATGTGGCCATTTGACATCAAGAAGAAGCGGCTAGCAGAGTTGCAGGCAGCAGTTGAACAAGCCAAGGCCGAGGAGCGCGAGAAACATCGCAAGCGCAGCATGTCCAGGGCGCTACTCAAGTCCATGGAGAAACGCGCCAAGGATGCCGCCAGACGCTGGGAGGCGCCCAAGCTCATGCCCGGCGTTGTCCCTGCCGGCACCACCCCGGCAGTGGCCATGGACTCCCTTTGCGGCCCGACCTATCAGTTTCTCAACTCGGCAGCGGGCGGTCTCTACGCTGCCAACATTCAGCCGTTCCCCGGATACCAGAACTTGGCGGCCCTAGCCACTCGGCCGGAGTACCGGGCGTTCGCGTCCACACTGAGCACCGAGCTCACACGGGAAGGCATCGAGATAACCAGCAAGGATAGGGCCAAGGCCAAGGAGATGGCCGAAAAGATCAAGGAGCTGGAGGAGGCTTGCGAGTATTACGGCGTCATGGGGATCATCCAGAAGGCTGCCGAGCACGACTGCTTCTTTGGCCGAGGCCAGATCTCAATAAACATCAAAGGGGCTGATGTGTCGGTGCCGCTGATACTGGATCCACGCACCATCAAGAAAGGCAGCCTGACAGGGTTCTCTAACATCGAGCCGATGTGGACCAGCCCCAGTGCCTATAACGCGCTCGACCCTACTGCGCCTGACTTCTACAAGCCCAGCACCTGGTGGGTATTGGGCCGAGAGATGCACGCCTCGCGCCTGCTGACCATCATCACCCGCCCGCTGCCGGACATGCTAAAGCCTGCCTATAACTTCTCTGGCATCTCAATGTCTCAGCTGGCACAGCCCTACGTTGAGAACTGGCTGCGCACCCGGCAATCTGTCAGTGACCTGGTGGATAAATTCTCCCGCACCTTCCTTAAGACCAACATGGCCCAGGTGCTGAATGGTGGCGAAGGTGGCGACGTATTCGACCGCGTCGAGATG